CCCGATCCCGCGCCCGCCAGCATGCGTTCGCGTAGTCCTGGTCTACGTAGCGGATCGGGGAGTCCGTGAAGTATTCATCGATCAGCCCTTCGGCGTCGAGGACGCGGGAGAGCTTCGCCAGGACGTCCTGGACGGTGTCGGCGGGGCCGATGGCCAGGCCCTTGCCATCGGGCGCGAGGGGTAACGGTGCGGTTGTCTCGTCGTGGTCCGTGTCCATCGCTTCCATCGGGGGGTCTCCTGTCTTCGGGGTGCGTTGCGTGGGGGTTGGTACGAGGGAAAGAGCCACCCCGCGGCGCGGATCGCACCACGGGGCGGACAGGCGGTTTCAGCGGGGTTGTCCGTTGGCGGCCGGCTCGGTCAGGATGCGATAGGCGGCCGCAACCTGGTCGTCACTCCAGTCGCTCACACGCTTCGGATAGTGGAAGCTCGCGCCCACCCGGTTGACGGCGGGCAACGCCTTCCGCTCGCAAGCCCACTTGTACAACCCGCGACCGGTCTTCGGCACCCCGTCCCACTCGCGGGCGGCCGGGGGCGTCGCCTGGGCCTGGGCCTGGGCCGGCCGGGCGGGCGCGGGTGCGGCCGGGGCCGGCTCGGGGGTGTCGAGCAAGCCGTCGAGCAGCTCCGTCAGGTCGCTGGCATCGGCGGCCGGCGGCCGGGGCCGCTCGAGCGCGGCCGCGGCGAGGAGGAATCGGCTGAGGGCGACCGGGACGGCGGTCGACCAACTGTCGTGGATGGTGATCGTCAGTTGCATCGTAGGGGTCCTACAGGCTCCGTGGTGCGTCTGGTGATGCGGTGGGTGGGAATGACGGGCCCCGCGGCGGGAGTGCCACAGCGGGGCGGGTAGGACGTCAGATGGGGCGTCAGCCAACGACCGGCCCGCCGTTGGCCTCGAGCCAGTCGCCGAAGCTCTCGCGGCGGTCGAACCACTCGAAAGCGGCCCGGTGCTCCTCGTCGGCGTCGAACTCGGCGATCTCCTCGTCAGTCGGCCACGGGTCGGGGGCGTCGCGCTCGTCACACTCCTCGGCGAAGTCCTCGGCGTCGATCGCCTCGAGCTCGGCGTCGGGGAGCGTCCACTCCCGATCGTCCTCCCACGCACGATCAGCCTGAGCGACGCTCGGGAGGCTCTCGACGAAGACCGCCTCCGCGGTCGGGTAGTCCTCCGCGTCGAGGAGCTCGATCTCGACCAGTCCCGCCAGGGTGCCGTGACAGGTCACGTGTTCGACGATCCGCTCGCGGCAGTGCGCGGTGTAGTTCGCCTCGAGGAGCCACGCGGCCAGCGCGTGGGGTGCCTGGCCAAGATTCGTCGGTGCGGTATACTGACTCATGATCTTTCTCCAGTCTTCGGGGTAAGGATCGAACCGGCCGGCCGGGAGTCCACGCTCCCGACCGGCCACTTTCGTCTCACGTCTCAGAGCAATCCACACGCCTTCATGGAACGGATGTGTTTGCACCCGTTCACATCCTTGTCCTGACGGTTGAACAGGTAGTCCGGGCAGTCGCACGTGTGCCCGTGTGCGGTCATCGCGACGTCGTAGATCGTCCCGTCGTTCTTCTTCAGGCGGAACGCCCGGGAGGCCAGTTCGCTGGCCCCGCGGTTGGGGATGACGGCATAGACGACGCCGTTGATCGTGAGGCTCAAGCGGCAAGTGCCGCTCGCCGGCCGCACCCGGCGATGAGTCCGGTCGGGTGCGGCGAGTCCGGGGGTCCGGGGCTTGACGCCGTTGACGATTTCGGTGAGGGTCTTCAAGGCAGGTCTCCAACTCAGGCTTGCCATCCGGCCCGATGGGTGTTCAGTGCACTCATCGGGCCTTTTCGTTGGGTGAGGGCCACTCCCTCGCCCCACAATTAAAGTATAGGCCGAGACTGCTAACACGTCAAGAGTATGTTAGCAGTTTTTCGGCTTGTCTTCAGACTGTACAAACGGTACAATGCCAGGAGTGGCCCTGTCCGGGCCGGGTTGCTACAGTCTCAGGCCGTGGGAGCATGAATCATGAGCGCTGGTGTGGGGAGCGTCGCCGTGGCGAAGAAGAAGGCGAGGGGCGTCGGGATCATGGTGCGGATCGATCCCGACGTCGTGCGCATGGCCCGAGTCATCGCGCCGATCAAGGGGCTGTCGATGGGAGACTACCTGTCGGACATCTGCCGGCCGGTCGTCAGTCGGGAGTACCTCGCGGAGATCCGGCGGCTTGAGAAGCAAGGGGGTGAGCGATGAGTCTCGTCTACTTCGCACAGACCCCAACCGGCTCGATCAAGATCGGGTGCACCAAGAACCTGAAGGCTCGGCTGGACCACCTCAAAAGCCGCTACGGCGCCGAGCTGAGCTTGCTGGCCACGATGCCGGGCGATCGCTCCACCGAGTCGGAAATTCACGGGCGGTTCAACCACCTTCGGCTGGGCACCACCGAACAGTTTCGGCCGGGGCGTGACCTGATGGACTTCATCGGCAAGCCGCTCCTGGTGAGCCCGAACCCGGAAGCCGTCGAGGCGACACCGCGGAAATGGTTCCCGCCCGGCGTGGCTCAGATCGAGCGGGACATCCTGACCCGGGCCCGGATGATCTCGGCGGACCGCGGGATTCCGCTCGCGGGTTACCTGTCGAACTCTCTCAGGCAGATCGTGGAGCGGGACTGGGGGCAGATGGTGAAGCGAGCGGACAAGGGAGGTGTCTCTTGATCTACTTCGCTCAACTCCCCGGAGGGTCAGTGAAGATCGGGGTGACTGAGGACCTTGAGGCCCGGCTCGATCGACTGAGGGCCCACTACGGCGCCGAGCTGGCATTGCTGGCCACCATGCCGGGCGATTCCGAACCAGCCTTCCCTGTGACGAAGTGACTGCGCACGAAAAGGCCCGAGGCTGCTTATCCCTCGGGCCCTCGTGATTCACCCCTTTGAGGAGGCGATTCGTTCGTGCATCCATGATTATGCAACCCCATCCCGGCCGAGTCAAGCCCCGGCGCGGTAGCCTCCCGTCCATTCCGACGGCCCACCTGGTCGCCGAGCCGGTGATCCTGCCCTTCCGGATCGTCCCGCCGCCGGCCGGCCGCTGCCGACTGGGGCCGCAGACGACTCCTACCCGGCGCGAGTTCGAACAGCGGCTCCTGACCGACCCGGGCATCATGGGAACCGCCCGGGCGCTGCTCCGCTACCTGCTGGATGAGCGGTTCTGCGGGGCGGCCGACTGCTGGCCCGGCAACGCGTCGATCGCCGCCGGCATGGGGTGCGGCGAACGGACCACCAGGCGGGCCCTGAAGGCCCTCAGCTCCCCCGAGGGGCCCCTGGTCATCGTGGATGACCACCGGCTGCGATCCCGCCGGCGGCTGATCCTCCGGGACCACCCCGGCGCGGCCGCCCTCCTGGAATCCCTCCGGGCCAGCCCGCACGTGGACTTCGCCCGGCGATCCGGCCGGCATCACCCCGTCGGACAACCGTCGGAGAACCAGGCCAATTCGACTCTCAGACAACCGTCGGAGAACCAGGCCAATCTGACCCCCGAATCGTCAAGTCGTGATCGTCAAACCAGGACTTCAAATCCGGAATCCCCCCAACCCCCTTTGGCTGCTCCCCAGGCGGGGAAGGCCGGAGGGGAGGAAATCTCTCCTGGACGATCACGACAGGACGAACCGGAGGCCTCCAGGGGGCCGAATCCCCCCCATGGGGCGATGCCCGGGCCCTCGGCCGGGGAAATCGCGGGCCCGGCGCCCCGGCCCGTCCCGGAACCTGCCCGGGTCCTGGCAACCGCGGACCTGCTGCTCTTGCTCCCCGGGCGCTGCGACCTGGCCCAGGAGGCGGCGACCCGGCTGGTCCACGACTTCGGCACGGCGCGGGACGGCCGGCACTGGGGCCACTTCCACGAGATCACCCTGGCCGCGGCCCTGCGCCAGATCGGCACGGCGAACCTGGCCAACGCCTACGGCCAGGCGATGCGGCCCTTGATCGAGCGGCGCGGGGCCAAGTTCTGGGCCGCGTTCCAGGCGCTGGAAAGCCTGGACCACCCCGAGTGGCAGGAGGCCGGGCATGGCTGACCCCATCGCTTGCCAGGAGTGCGGATTGGAGTTCGATCGATCCCTCCGGCTATGCCCCCGTTGCGGGCAGTGGTGGGTCCGGGACATCGACTACATCGGGGCCTACGGTCCCGGTATACCGCCGGAAGACTTGCTGAAAGACGACGTCGAGCTGTACAGGGGCCGGCAGATGCCGCCCGAGGTGATCCCGCGCGCGGAGTTCCGGCGGCGCGAGCGGGAGCACCATCGCGGGACAGGAGGGGAACCCATCCCGGAGGAGTGGATTCCGGAGGCCGAGGCGCTGCGTCGGGCCCACGAGTTCGGCATCCCGATTTCTGCCCAGACGATCATCAACCACCGCAACCGAGGCTTCCCTGCCCGGCCGGTAGCGGGGGGCAACGAGCTGGAGTGGAATCGATTCCAGCTCTGGCTCTGGCCGTGGTGGGAGAAGGAGAAGAAGAAGAAAAGACGTCCCAGGAGACGTCCCTAGGACCCGGGCTCTTGCGAGACCAGGTGTCCCGCACTTCCAGACCACTTCCAGTGCCCAGTTCCTCGGGCGCGCAGCCCCGGCAAATCCAGGGGTTTGCCCGTCGGGCGGTTCGAATTCCACTTCCAGACCACTTCCAGGCCGGGAAATCCCCCCCGCCGCCCGGGAAGATGCCCCATCGATTCGACCGAGATCATCCGATTCCCATCGGGGCATGCCCTCCATGATCGATATCGCCACCGAGCAACTCCTGAATCTGGACGAGGCCGCCCGGCGGTTGCCGCTCCACCGCGGCGGCCGGCCGGTCAGCCCCGCCACGCTCTGGCGCTGGATCCAGCGCGGGCAGCTTGAGGGCCTGCGGCTGGGCTCGCGCTGGCTCACATCCACCCAGGCCCTGCAGCGCTACTGCAACCGCCGGACGCGCGCCGCCCTCAAGACCAAGCTCGGCATCTAGCCGCACCGCGCCGCGCCGCGCAGGGGGACACGGCCCGGGTTGCCGCCCGGCCGTGTCCCGGATCTTCCTTCTCGGTTCCTGCCTGAAAGAAAGAGGTGCTCCAATGCATCATATCCCCCGCCGTCAAGTCCCGCGCGGACCTTGTCCGCTGTCCTGCCCGGGCCGGTTCCCCCACCAGCCGGGGTCCTGGTGTGCCGCGTGCCTCCACGAGCACGACCGCTGGCTCGAGGAGCAGGCCGCGCCGGCCCGGCTCTCCCGGGCCCATGCCGACCGTGATCGCGTCCTCCCGGCCACCCGCTCGGAGTGGGTGGCCTACCTCGACTCGATCACCCCCCGGTCGTCCTGGAGGGAGGGAACCGATGCGCCCTGATCCCGCCGAAATCCAGGCCGTGGCCATGACGCGCCAGGAGGCGCAGCAGACGACGGAGCGGATCCGGGCCCACTTCGAGGAGAACCGGCGACTGATCAAGGAGATGTACGACCGGCGCGGCTGGGAGGCGCCGGGATACGACTCGTTCCCGGACTGGGCCAGGAAAGCTGTCGGTCAATCCTACGGCGCGGTCCACCAGCAGCTTCAGGGCGCGCGGATCGACGAAGTCATAAACGATCCTGGATCAACCATGGTTGATCCAGGTTTATTGATCGGATCGATCCCCGAGCGCGTCCTCCGTCCTCTGGCCCTCCATCTCGACGAGCCCGAGAAGGTCCGGGAAGCCTGGGACAGGGCGCGGGAAGGTGCCAGCGGGTCGTCATCGACCTCGACCTGGTCACCGCGCTCGAGCTGGCACCGTGGGAGCCGCCAGGCAAGGCCAGGAAGAAGGGCAAGGGCAAGGACAAGGGCGGCTGATCCGGCCGCCTACACGCCCCGGGGACGCGTCGCCGGCGCCGGCCGGGGGAAGTGACCTCCGCGAAGGCGTCGCCGCGGGGACGGGCGGCCGGGCGGCCAGGAGGCACGCCGTGAGCAAACGAATCCTCACCCTGAGGAATGAGGTCATTTCGGCCCGCGACGAGCTTGTCGCGGTCGCGAAGGCGATCCGGGCCTGGGATGGGCGGTTGGTGGATTCGGACGATGTCCCGCGTTTCTGCGATGCCTTCGATGCCTATTACAAAGCATTCGCGCGCTTCCTGAAGGTGTACAGGAATTTCACCTACCATCCCAGATATTCGAAGGCGACACGCGTGAAGTGGAATGCCCTGTGGCTTCTCCTCTGCGCAGACTTCGAACGATTCTGCGTGATCATGGAGACCCTCGTGGACTGCGTCAACCAGGAGATCGCAATCATCAGGCGGCTCCGCAAGAAGTCCCGGCAGAATGGGATCGATCGTGGCCAGTAGGGTCTTGACTCGGCCCGGGGACGGGTTATCCTTGCGGGATCGTCGCCGGCAAGCTCTTGGCTGAGGGCGTACCCTCGAGTGGCAGCGGCCGGTTCCCTTCCCCTCCCATCGGGAGGATCGGGGACTGTCCGCCGTCTTCGTTTCAGGGGACGCACCCGTGAGCACCGCCGCCGCCGAGCCTATCTCGATCATCCCCAATCGCCTGCTCTCGATGCAGGACCTCGCCGCGATCCTCCACATCTCCAAGAGCACCGTCGAGTCCTGGCGCTATGCCGGCAAGCTCCCCGAGCCGGTCCAGATCGGACGGCACGTGCGCTGGCACCCCGATCAGATTCGCACCCTCGTGGGCGAGCCTGGGGCCGCAACCGAAACCGATCGCCGTCGCAAGCGCACCACCGCTGCGCCCCCATCGCGCGCGGCGAGATGATCCGACGGCGCCCGAGTCAGCCTCACGAGCAAAGACCCGGGACGCCGCCACCGCGAAAACAACGGCAAGGACGCCTCCGTGAAGTCACAGAGGGTCGTTTCCCATTGCCTCCGAGCGATCACCATGATCACGCACCAGGATAATGCACCGCTACTGTACAATTCCACACTTTGCCCGGGGATTTTCGTTGCTTCGCCAGGATTGAGATGCGATGATGTGAGGAAGCCCGCGCATGGGAGGGCCCGACGTCGGCGAAACGTCGGGCCCCCGGGTGATTCCGTTGTTCGTGCAACGGGACGTGCGACGGGACCGACAGTGCTGTTCAGGAGCACCATCGATGCGCGCCCCCTATCATAGCCCCCACGAGGGGCCCCGATCAACGTCCGATTTGAGGGCCCGGGCCCAATCACTCCGGGGACAACTCCCCGAGCGACGCCAGTCCAGCCCGCCGCCGGAACACGGCAAAAGGCTCGGGACCATTCTGCGACCCAAGGACGACGAGGAACTTCGCATCAGTTGGTGCGAATACGAAGGACATCCCTACCTCAGCGTCCGGTTCTGGTGCCGTGGCGACGATGGCCAGTCCTGGCCGGACAAGCATCGCGGGTTCTCGATCAGGGTCCGCGAGCTGGCGGATTTCGCGGACGCGATCGCCGAGGCCCTCGGCCTGGCCGAGGAGCATCTCGGCTCGAGGCCTCCCCAGCAGCAACCTCAGCGTCGAGCCGGCGGGGACCGCCGGACGTGGCATCCCTCACAACTGCCGCCGACCGGCGTGGAACCCGGGCCGGCGTTCGACGAGTTCGAAGGCGGTGCGCAATGAACACATCTCAAACCCGCCGGCCCAAGGTCGGCGACGTGGTGATCTGGCACGACGGCGAGGGCCACGACTGGGCGCCGGCCCGCGTGCGGGAGATCCATCCGGACCGGGGATTCCTCCTGATCGACGGATCGGACACGGGCCTGCCGATCGAAGAGGTCAGGCTCGCGGACGAACCCCCCGCGGACGTCCCGCCCCGGGATCCTCCCGCCCCGGAAAAGCCCCCATCGGCCCACATCGCCGATGCGGACGTCGAGAGCATCCCGCTCGCGATCCGGGAGCTGAGGATCCACGTCTGCTGGGCATGGCGATGGGAGCCGGCCCGGGGCCGGCGCAAGGCGAAGTGGGACAAGCCGCCGATCGACCCGAGGACCGGGTTCGACATCGACGCGACCGATCCGGCCAACTGGATGACCTTCGACGAGGCCCGCCGCACGGCCCGTGAGTACGGCCACGCCGATGGGATCGGCATCGCGATGGGGTCGAGGAAGAAAGGCACCCGGACGGGGCTCGTGGGAGTCGATCCCGACGACTGCATCGACGCCGGGGGGAACATCGACCCGGACGTCACGCGGATCGTCGCGTCGCTCGACTCCTACACCGAGCGGACCCCCAGCGGCCACGGGCTGCGCGTGCTGCTCTTGGGCGAGAAGCCGGGCCCCAAGTGCAAGAACACCGGGCGCGACATCGAGATCTACGACTCTGACCGGTACTTCACCCTGACGGGCCGGCACCTCGAGGGGACGCCCACCGAGATCCGTCGCAACGACGAGGCCCTCAAGGCCCTCTATGACGAGCTGTTCCCGCCGGACGGTCAGGGATGCCAGGCCGGCGGCAGCGGCTCGCCGGCGCCCCTGTTCGACGCCCCGGACGACGAGCTCTTGAGGCGGGCTCGCGGGGCCAGGAACGGGGACAAGTTCTCCGCCCTGTTCGACCGCGGGGACATCTCGGCCTATCACGATGACGATTCGGCCGCCGACATGGCCCTGGCCGACATGCTGGCGTTCTGGACGGGTCGCGATGCATCCCGGATGGAGATCCTCTTTGGCCGGTCAGCCCTGGGCCAGCGGGAGAAATGGCAACGCGCCGACTATCGCAAGGGGACCATCGACCGGGCGATCGCCGACTGTACTGCGGTCTACACCCCGGCCCCCCCGCCCGGGGGGAATGGACGTCCGTCGGTCGCGACGGCCGACGATCACGGCGACGTCAACGAGGGTCCCGAGGATCCCCACCGGCTCGCACGGCTGCACCTCGCCCGGGCCAGGCACATCCGGTTCTACCGCGGGGAGTGGCTCCAGCATGACGGCTCGGCATACCGGGCCGTCAAGGATTCGGAGCTGCATTCCGGCCTGGCCGGCACCATCAAGCGGGAGTTCAACCGGCTCAACCGCGCCGCCCTCAAGTTCTGGGAGGAGGAAGCCCAGCCCACCAGCAACGGGAAGCCGCCCGAGAAGCCGGAGAGGAAACCGCGCGAGAAGCCGCGCGAGAAGCCGGAGGCCCGCAAGGTCACGCGGACGCTCGTCTCCAACGCAACCCTGGCCTTGCAGAGCATGACCCTCTTGCCGGGCAAGACCGAGGCCCCATCCTGGCTCGGCAGCAAGGCACCGTTCCCGCCGGCCGAAGTGGTGCCGACTCGCAATGTCCTGATCCACCTCCCGACCCTGCGGACGGTCCGCTCCACCGCGGAGTTCTTCACCACCTATGCCCTCGAGTTCGACTTCAACGCGGCCGCGCCCGAGCCGGGGGAATGGCTCAAGTTCCTCGATTCGCTCTGGGATGACGATCGCCAGAGCATCGACACCCTGCAAGAGTGGTACGGCTACTGCCTGGCCGCCGACACCCGGCAGCAGAAGATCCTTTCGCTGATCGGGCCCAAGCGCGCCGGCAAGGACACGATCGCCCGCGTCCTCGCCCACCTGGTTGGCGCCGAGAACACCGCCGGCCCGACGCTCGCGAGCCTGGCCGGCGACTTCGGCCTGGCCCCGCTGATCGGCAAGCCCCTGGCCATCATCTCCGACGCCCGGATCACGCGCGGGACCAATACCGGGGTGATCGTCGAGCGGCTCCTGACGATCAGCGGCGAGGGGTGGGTGACGATCGACCGCAAGTACCTCGAGACCTGGACGGGCAAGCTCCCGACCCGGTTCGTCCTCATCTCCAACGAGCTGCCCAGACTGGTGGACGCATCCGCGGCGCTGGCCGGCCGGTTGATCCTGCTGCGGCTCACCAGGTCGTTCTACGGCTGCGAGGACCTCGGACTGTTCGACCGCCTGATCCCCGAGCTCCCCGGGATCTTCCTGTGGGCCTGCAAGGGATGGCAGCGGCTCCGGGAACGGGGCCACTTCATCCAGCCTCAGACCGGGATCGAGCTGATCGAGAACCTCGAGGAGCTATCCAGCCCCGTGCTGGCGTTCGTCCGCGAGCGGTGCAGGATCGAGGAACCCGGCCTGGAGATTGAGTGCAAGGCCCTCTTCAACGCCTGGGCCGAGTGGTGCAAGTCGGTGGGCCGGAAGGAGCCCGGGACCTCCTCGAGCTTCGCCAGGGACCTCCGCGCGGCATGTCCACTGGTGTCCACACGACAGACCCGGGTGGATGGGATCCCGGCCCGTTTCTACACGGGGATCGACCTCAGGATCGCGTTCTAGCAGGCGTGCGCGCAACGCCGCGCAACGCGTTGCGCCTTTCTTGTACGCGCTGGTCGAGAAAGAGGAAGTGGACGCAAGAACACGCACAAGTGGACGCAAGAACACGCACAAGTGGACGCAAGTAGAGCAAACAGACAGGAGAAATAGCCTAGAAGAGGTGACAAGAAAGGCGCAACGCGTTGCGCGGCGTTGCGCGCCGGGCTCTTGTCCCCACCTCCGCACCGAGATCAACCGACGCACCGAGGCCCGCCGATGCAGCGTCCCCCCTGTGGAAAACGTCCCCCCTCCCCGGCGAAAGAGTCGGCCGCGGACCACCTTGCGGCGATCCACGCGTTCGCCAACCGCCTGAACCGGATCGAAGGCGCCGAGCTTGCACACGTGCAGCCGGCGGCCGGCGCCGACCTCTGGCCGCACCCGGACCGGTGGGTGCCAGGCCATGCGATCCTCGGCTTGCTGGCCGAGGCCGGCGCCTCCGAGAAGGACCGTCGCAAGCTGGCCTCGGCGCTGCGGCTGATCCGGGACCGGGCGCGGTCGTACCTCGAGGCGATCGGCGACGATCGGCGCGCGAGCGGCCAGGCGGTCGATCCGGGCCCTCCGCCGGGCGACGTGAACCCGTGACCACCAGCCCGGCCGGGAGGCACCGATGGGAGGCCGAACCGCGCCGACGCCGTGCCGCATCTCTGTCCGCGCGTTCCTGACCCTCGAGGCCAGGTTGTTGGGCCGTGCGCCCCCCGCCCTGCCCCCCACGCAGCCGGCGGCCGCCCGCGACCGCGAGATCCGCCGGCGGGCCGCGTGCGGCGAGGATTCGGCGGCGATCGCCCGGGGCATGGGGCTCGGCGTCAAGGTGGTGCTGAGGACGCTCGGGCACTTGCGGGTGCATCGCGGCGGGCATTAAGGCGCGACACCAGGCCTCGAGACGGGCTCCGCCCTGAGGCACCGGGCCGGCCGGCCGGTCCGGCGATCGACCCTGGCCTGGCCGGGGCGGTCAGCGCGCGGCGGACGCGGGCAGCGGTTGTGCGGACCCGGGCCGGCGCACGGGACCGCGCAAGCGGCCGGTGATCATCCAGCGATCTCCGCGCTTGTCGGCGGCGATCCACTCGCCGCACTCCTTGCGCGGGCACCTGCCGAGCCGCGCGTCGGGCTCGGCCTCGTCGGGCGTCGTCCAGATGAGGCTGGAGCCGCAGCTACAGCACTGCGGCATGGGATCAGGGTCGGGTTTCGCGCGTGTTCGTGCCACGGGACGCGCTCCTGTCCTGATGGGATGGGCGTCCGCAAGAATACCTCAGTACAGCCCCGGGAAGTCAAGTTTGACTTCCACCAGGTCGTCGCCGGCTCAGTCGTCGGCGCCGAGCAACCGGGCGATCCGGCCGGCCGCATCCTCGCGGGCGTCGTCGTAGACGGCCAGGGTCTCATACTTCGCGTGGCGCGAGAACCGCTTGACGGACCGGACGTCGCCGTCGGTCAGGTCGAGCGCCCGGGTGATGCCCTGGTGGCGGAGGCCATGGGCCCGGACCGGCCGGGCGATCCCGGCATCCCGCGCGGCCCGCCGGACCATGCGGTTGACCGAATCGCCGGCGAGTCGGCCCGGATCGCCCGGGCCGGCGGCATTGTCGACCCGATGGAACAGCGGTCCGGGCTCGACCCCGCGGACGGCGATCCAGTCGCGCAGCGCGGCGCGGGCCCGGTCGGAGAGCGTCATCGGCTGCCGTTCGGTCCTGCCCTTGCCGATGATCCAGACCCGGCCCGTCTCCCCCCAGTCGAGCTCCACGTCGGCAGGGAAGTCGAGCGCCACGACCTCCCCGCGGCGGAGTGCCAGGTCATGCAGCAGGCGCAGCAAGGCGAGATTCCGCTTCGCCTCGGCGGTCCGCCGACTGCCCGCGGCGCGGCGCCTGGCCTCGGCGTGGATCTCCACCCAACCCGACCGGCCCGGGCCGGCCGTGTCGCGGTAGGGCTCGACCCGGGGGCTTTCGACGTCGATGGTCCAGGCGACCCGGCCAAGCTGGCGCGCCAGCTTGACGATCGACCGCAGCGCGGACAGTCTCCGGGCGATGGTGGCACTGGCCAGGCCGCGCCCCAGCAGGTCGGCGCGATAGGCCAGCGCGACCCGGTTGGCCAGCCCGGCGGAGCCGGCGAGGAGCGCGTCGACCGCGGCGGCCGGGGACGGCGCGCCCGACGACCGGGCGAAGTCGGCCAGGTCGAACCGGTAGGCTTTCAGGGTCCGCGGGTTCCTGCCCGCCAGCCAGGCCTCGAGGATATCCTGGACCGAACCGAGTGCCAGAGTCGAGCCGGCGGAGTCGAGAAGTGGCGCGAGATCGTTGCTCATGCGTTTACCCGTAATCCCGGGGTTTTTGCGTCGGTAAATCCCCATTATCCCACGCAAAACGGCCCCTGAAAAGGGTATGCCCGTACATCGAAAAGTCCAGGGCCGGCCCGGGCGAAGCCGCGCGATCGGCGACCCCGGACCGGCCCGCGCGGGGTCTAGCCGGCCGGCTGTATGATTCGGGTGGTACACCCCGGGCCGGCCCGATGGCGGCGCGTGCGCGGATGTGCGGCCGGGGGCCCGATGAGACACGTGAGACACTCAGGTGCGTGCGTGCGAGAACCAGCCGGTATGCCGGGTATCACTGATATGCTGATTCCGGAGAGGAGAGATCCCGTGGACGGCGAGGAGTCCGCATCCTGGCGTGAGACGTTCCTGGGTGCGCTCGAGGCATCGGGCAACGTGTCTGCTTCGGCCCGCCGCGCGGGCATCGGGCGCGCCACCGCCTACCGCCACCGCCAGGCCGAGCCGGAGTTTCGCTCGGGCTGGGATGAGGCGCTCGAGACGGCGCTGGATGACATGGAGCTCGAGGCCCGGAGGAGGGCTGTCGACGGCTGGGATGAGCCGGTCTTCTTCAAGGGCGAAGTCTGCGGCCACATCCGGCGGTATAGCGACGCGCTGATCATGTTCCTCCTGAAAGCCTACCGGCCGGAGTTCCGCGACAATTACCGGGTCGAGCACTCGGGGACTGCCGACACCGTGGTCCGGGTCGAGTATGTGAACGACTGGCCGGATTCGACGGTCGTCGACCATGGGAACGGGACCGATGGCCTCGAGACCCTCAGGGGGCTTGGATATGTCCCCGCCCTGCCCTCGCCGTCGGTCGTCACGTCCGATCTGTCGGCCGTCGCCGGCGATCGCTCCTGAAGCATCCTGAGCGGTCGTAGGGCAGGCGGTCGGAATCGGCCGGGTCGACGCAGACTCGCCGGAATCGGTGCCGATTCCCCCGCCCTCACCGGCGCCCGGGTCGATGTGCGGATAGGCGGATCGGCATCGAGGCCGCGCGGCATCCGGTCCGATCAGTGGGACGGGCCGTCCCCGCGCCGTGAACGCGAGAACGGCCCTGGCATCCCCCACAACGCCCTGTGAGGATCGACCGATGAATCCGACCGGCACTCAGGCGCCGAGGCGCCCACGCGCAAATACGACCGTCCGCAAGGCCGTGTCTCGGGACCGGTGCACGCTCTGCCTGGACCCAATGCTGTCGATGAAGCTCGGCATCGAGGCGCACAGGCGCGGACTCGATCGGAGCGACACGGTCAACGCAATCCTGGCTGACGCCCTGAGGCACATCGTCATTTCCGTTCGGGAACACTCTCCGGGATCGGCAAACCCTTCCGCCGACTCCAGCCAGGCAAACGCTACGGCTGCCTGAGGGGACCGACTCTAGCGACGTTGCCGACGAAGACGGCCGGGGCAGTCCCCAACCGGGCGCCCTGGCCGTTCGCACTTCGAACGCAGCGGGGTAGGGCAGGGGGGTCAGTCGCCGGCTTGACCGGGCCGGCCGCACCGGGTAGACCGGGCCCAACACGCCGCAGCCAGGGACGGCACCGCGGCCCGCGCGCCCGAGCGGGGTGCAACGTTCGGGCGCGCGCCCCATTGATCACATTGATCAACCGCGGCCCGCGCGCCCGAGCGGGGTGCAACTGCTTTCGCGAGCAGATCTGCGACCGGCCGCCAACCGCGGCCCGCGCGCCCGCCCGAGGTGCAACGTCGTACGGCCGCCTGTACGGCTCGCTGGCGCGTCGGGCGGCGCGGCCGATGGAAATGGCGACGCCCCGCGCGGCGCGTGGCCTGGCGGGGCGTGGGGCGTCGGGCGGGGCGTGGGTGGGGCGTCAGTCGTCGTCCTTGTCCCACCCCTCGCAGCCCTCGAGGAGGCTTTCGGCGATCTCATACCAGTTCGTCGAGTCGAGCGCGCCTTGCAGGAGGTCCGCATAGACGGTGCCCTGTACCGCGTCGGGTATGCCCTGCTCATGCTCTTCCTTGAGGAGGTCCCTCAGCACAGTCGCTGCGGACTGCGGACGCGGGATGGTCCCCTTCCGGACGAGGGGGTCCTCTCGCGCGTCCCCGTAGGCTTCCCTGGCGCGCGCCTGCCAGTGACGCCAGGGTGCCTCCTCGTTCGACAGCCAGAGATGGACCGCCCATGTACTGTGGTTGGTCCATCCGTTGTACTTCTCGTCAGCCATCGTCGTCTCTCCTCGGGGTGATGCCCCGAACCGGCCGGGCCGGCCCGGGGCGGGTTGGGTCAGGCCTCGAGCAATTCGACCAGCCGACGGGCGATCCGCCAGGCGTTGTCCCACGTCCAGGTCTTGACGAAGCACAGCGGGTTGCGCTCGCTACTGGTGTCGAAGAATTGGGTGTCGGCCGGGAACTTGGGATGTCTCCGCCGATGGCCGATGATGTCCACGTGGACGTAGACGCCCTCGGAACCGCCGGTCACCGGGTAGACGGCAATCCCCCAGTAGCCGATCTCGCTCCACTTCGCGCCCGGCCGGACCGGGGGCCGTTCGGGCTCCGGCTCGCCCCGATCCCGCGCCCGCCAGCATGCGTTCGCGTAGTCCTGGTCTACGTAGCGGATCGGGGAGTCCGTGAAGTATTCATCGATCAGCCCTTCGGCGTC